TAGAAGAATTAAATTTAATTAAGTTTGATAAACAAGGTAAAGGTGTAGATGGTTTTCTAAAAGTTATGGATGACCAAAACATTCCAGTCGATAGGGATACTTTATTGAGTATGGTTAGAAACTCTCCTATTAACAGTTTACAGACTTTAAGATTCGGAGTTAGAGGAGATCCAGAAGCAGAGATGTTAGATGTACTTACACAATTTAAAACTGCCTCAAATAAAATTGCAAATAAAACTACTCAATCAGATGAACTAGTATCAGGTATAAGATCAGATTTAGCAGAATTAGTTAGCGATGTAGAAAATCAATCAGGTATTATAGGTTCAACTAATTATACAGCAATACAAGATAAATTAATTAAGTTAGGAAGAGAAGTAGATAACCCACAAGATTTTTCAGGAATACTACAACAATTTAATAAAACAATTGGTGACTATAACAAGTACGGTAAAGCAATTGAACTTCCTGCACCTATAAAATTTAGAAGAGATAAATCACGTGACTCAGGTTTTTTTCCTGCATACAAAGGTCAAACAAGTTACGCTATACAAGCAGGAGAAAATTATACAGAAGATGTTGTTTATTTTGCTAGAGCAGTTCCTAATGTTAAAGGTGGTAGATTTAAAAATATAGATAGTCCTCACTATGTAGATAATGAAATAGGTTTTATAAGATATGATGACTTACCTAATCCTAAATTAGGTTCAAGACATTTAAGAGTATCTGAAGCACAGACAGACGTACACTCACCACAGTTCAGTTCTTCTAGATCTACTAGAGAAAGTTATTTTGCAAATAAAAAAAATCCATTTAATACAGATGGTGCAGTTAAGATATTAAAAAAACAAAGAGATGAGTTGTTAGAGAAAAGAGCTCCTTATGAAGAGCTTGGTAGAGGGATAGCAGGTTTAACTAGATCACAAAGACAAGAACTAGCAAGAGTTAATTATGAGATAGGTCAATTAGAAAAATCTGGAATGTCTAAACTATTACAAGGATCACAAATAGAAGAAACAACAGCAGCTCCATTATCTAAGTCTTGGCCAGATTATGTGGCAAAGAGTATGTTACGAACTATGGCAGAAAGAAATATTAACGCTTTGTCTATTGTACCTTCTTCTATGAACAAAGGAATTAAGATGCCTGGCGGAACAAGTAAACTTGGAGATGAGATTAACTACGGCTTAATGGATGGTAAAGCAGTAATTAGAGATGCTAACGGAAGATTAAAAAAAACAAGTCAGTTAGCTACAATGGTTGCACCATTAAAAAAATTAGCTAATCAATATGGAGCTAAATTTGAAATAGCACCTATGCCTAAAAGTAATCCAGATAAACCTTTTAAAATAATAAAAGAAGTTACCATGAAGGGTAGTGATGATGTAGTAAGATTAGGTAGAAAACATTACAATAAAAAAATAGGTGATAAATATATATTTGAAGACCATGTAGGTGCTGCTAGAACATTAGATGAAGCAGAAGATTTATTAAGAATAAGAGATTCAGATAAGTATTCAGACAGTGGAACTATTAAGTATTATATTAAAGAAATGGGTGCAGAGAACCCAGACTTATATGAGATGGTTCCTACATTTATAGCATCAGATGATGTATTGAAGAAGTTTCTATTGCCAATGAAAGCTTATATGAATGTAGGCGGGTTTGTAGATAAGACCAATATATTTAAAGGCCTATTATAGATTTCATCTATAAAATGCTTTACACTGTATAGATAATTCTATAGGAGGAATATTATGAGTTTAAAAAAGAAATTAAAGAAAGCAGCTAAATTTGCTGGTGCAGCCTATTTAGCAAGTAAGGCTCTTTCTGGATCTACAGCCGGTATTAACGTAGATAAAGGCAGAGGAAGTGCATTAAGTGGTATGTACAGAAAAAAATATAAAGATTCTATCATGAGTGGTGGAAAAGGAGCAACTAAATCTAGTATAAGCATAATGAACAAAATAAAAAATGCTACTAGTGATGCGATGAAAAAAACATCAGCTGCAGTTAATGTCTACAAGAAAAAAGGATTAAAGACAGGTCCTGGTCCAAAGATTAAAAAAACTGATTCATTAGCTAACAAAGTATTAAGCGGAAATGTTCTTGGATTAGGAGACATGGACGGAGCTAAAGCTGGCGGAATGATGTATGCAAATACTGGAAAATACGTTAAAGCTAAATGTAAACTAGGAAGAAACAAAAAAACACTACTTGCTTAATGGCTATTGAAACTGAAAACCCAATCAACGAAGAAGTTGAAGTTGAGGAAGAAGCAGTTGTTCAACTACCACCTGAAGAAGGTGAAGAGATAACTGAAGAATCTGAACAGGACTTCTATGCAAATATTGCAGAGACAATTGATGACAAAGCATTATCTGAATTAGCTTCAGATTTAATTACTGAATATCACAGTGATAAAGAATCTAGAAAAGAATGGGAAGACACCTATAGAAATGGTTTAGATCTTTTGGGATTTAAATACAAGTCAACTACTCAACCATTCAAAGGAGCTAGCAATGTCACTCACCCTCTATTGTCAGAAGCGGTTACTCAGTTTCAAGCCCAAGCTTATAAAGAACTTCTACCAAGTGATGGTCCAGTAAAAACTAAAATTGTTGGATTACAAAACGAAGCGGTAGAAGCTCAAGCTCAAAGAGTAAAAGATTTTATGAATTTTCAGATTATGGAAAAGATGGAAGAATATACTCCAGAGTTTGATCAGTTATTATTTTATCTACCATTAGCAGGATCTGCATTTAAAAAAATATATTATGATGCTTTGATGGAAAGAGCAGTATCTAAATTTATTCCTGCAGAAGATTTAGTTGTACCTTATTTTGCAACTGACTTAAAAGATGCTCCTAGAATTACACACGTATTAAAACAATCAGAAAATGATTTGTTAAAAAAAATGGCTTCAGGTTTCTATAGAGAAATAGATTTAATGAAACCAGAGAAAAAAGAAAACAAAATTCAAGATAAGTATAATGAGTTAGAAGGTGTTAAGCCTGTTGAAACGAATGATTATATTTATAACGTTCTAGAAATGCATGTTGATTTAGATTTATCAGATTACATTGCAGAAAACGAAGAAGATAAAATTAATATTAAAATTCCTTACATTGTAACTATAGAAGAATCTACAAGAAAGATTTTATCTATCTATAGAAATTATACAGAAGACGATGCTAAATTTACAAGAAAAGAATATTTTTCACACTACAAATTTTTACCTGGTTTAGGTTTTTACGGATTTGGATTAATTCACATGATCGGTGGTCTGTCACGAACAGCAACTACTGCACTAAGACAATTACTAGACGCTGGAACATTATCTAACTTACCTGCTGGATTTAAATCTAGAGGAATGAGAATCAGAGATGATGATCAACCAATACAGCCTGGAGAGTTTAGAGATGTCGATGCACCTGGAGGAAACATTAGAGATCAGTTTCAATTATTACCTTTTAAAGAACCAAGCACAACTTTATTTAACCTTTTAGGTTTTTGTGTTGATGCAGGAAGAAGATTTGCATCAATTGCTGACCAACAAGTAGGGGATGGTAACCAAGCGGCGGCAGTTGGAACTACAATTGCTCTTTTAGAAAGAGGTTCTAGAGTAATGTCTGCTATTCATAAGCGTTGTTACTATGCAATGAAACAAGAATTTAAGCTTTTAGGTAAAGTTATTGCCGATTATCTACCACCTGAGTATCCATACGCAGTTTACGGTGCCGAAAGAGTAATAAAAATGATGGATTTTGACGACAGAGTAGATATTTTACCTGTTGCAGACCCAAATATCTTCTCAATGTCACAAAGAGTGACTTTAGCACAAACACAATTGCAAATTGCACAGTCAAATCCACAAATTCACAACCTACATGAGGCTTACAGACGTGTTTATGAGGCTTTAGGTACTAAAGAAATACCTCAAATACTAAAACCAGAGCCAAAACCGTTTCCAAAAGACCCTGCAATAGAAAATATGGAAGCATTACAGTCATTACCACTGACAGCTTTTCCAGAACAAGACCATGATGCTCATATTGCAGCACATTCTGCATTTATGAGAACTAGAATGGTTCAAATAAACCCAATGGTATACGCAAATTTACAAGGGCATATCTCTCAACACGTATCTATGAAGGCTTCTGCTGAAGTTATGGCTATGATGCAACAAGATCCACAAATGATGGAGTTGATGCAACAGAATCAACAACAATTCAAAGCAATGTTTGATTCAGAGGTAGCAAAAAGAGTTGCACAGATAACTGCAGAGCTTGCACAGAACGAAACTATGCTTGATAGTCAAAAACAAGACCCTGTTGTTATGTTGAAACAAAGAG